GCAATGTGTGCATTTATCCGTAAATCAAGCGATAATCCACTTGCTGTAAGCAATACTGATAGTAGCGATAATCGCCTGATGAGCATGAAACCTGGTATGATTTTTGACAATCTGCTGCCTGGTGAAGATGTAAGTATGATTGAAAGTAATCGCCCAAATACGATGTTAGAGCAATTCCGCAACTCACAGCTACGGGCAGTTGCAGCAGGCACGTGTACTAGTTTTTCCAGCATATCCAAAGATTATAACGGCACATATTCAGCTCAACGCCAAGAGCTTGTTGAGCAATCCGTAAATTATGCCGTGATGCGCGAGCATTTTGTAGAGAGATTTGTTCGGCCTGTATGGCAGAGATTTGTTCAAGTTGCACTGCTTACCGATTTAATCGAAGCACCACCTAATCTTGATGAAATGACATTATTTGATGCGGATTTCAGAGGGCCATCATTGCCTTGGATTGACCCGCTTAAAGAAATTAACGCTGAGGAGAAAGCTGTGCAAGCAGGTTTCAAAGCTCGCAGCCAAGTCATTCGGGAACGTGGAAATAATCCCAATATCGTCAATGAGCAAATCAAGAGAGAACGTACGCAGGAAACCACTGATGGTATGATTTTTAGCACTAGCAATGCAGCCTCAACACAACCAACTAAACCAGAAACGGAGAAAACTAATGACAAAAAAAATGGAAATATTAACAAGGATGACCGACCTAACAAGTGAGTCAATTATTGATGGAAGCAGTCGCTTGGTGCGGCTTTCTTTTTCATCTGAAGAACCTGTTGTAAGAAGCAGCTTTTTTAGCGAGCCGTGGATTGAGAAATTAGGACATCAGCAAGAAGAAGTTAAACTTGAGCGCCTAAATAATTCTGCTCCATTACTTTATAACCACGACAGAAATGAACGGGCAAATCGTATTGGCGTAGTTGAACGAGCATGGATTGAAAATGGTCGTGGATATGCCGAAGTTCGCCTTTCTAAACGCTCGGAAGTTGAAGGGATTTGGCAGGATGTCCGAGATGGAATCCTGCGTAATGTTTCAGTTGCGTATAAAATTAATGAACGTGAACTTATAGAAGAAAATCAAGACATGCCTGACACATACCGTGTCACCAGCTGGACTCCGATGGAAATATCGCTTGTTGATGTTCCTGCAGATGCAACCGTTGGAATTGGTCGCTCAGAAGAAGATATTACCTTAACACCACCTAACTTTAACCACCAAATTATGGAGAAAACTATGCCTAAAACAACACAGAAATCTACACAATCACCTGAAGAATATAGTGGAATAACTGCACCAGAAAAGGTGGATGAAAAAGCACTGCAAGAGCAGGTTCGCACAGAGTTTATTGCTTCAGATAAGCAACGGCGCAAAGAAATAACAACATTATTTGAGCCTTTCAAAGACCGTTGTCAGAAACTAATAAATCAGTGTATTACTGACCCCGAAATCACCACAGAACATGCCCGACAAAAACTGTTGGAAGAGCTTGGGAAGGATGCACAACCACTTGCTCGCCAACCAGTTATTGAAATGGGAGAAAGTGAGCTAGAGAAGTTTTCTCGTGCTGCAGAAGATGCTCTTGAGATTCGTGCTGGCCTTAAAAAACAGGAAGGTTCAGCTTCTGGTCTTGCTGGATACTCACTAACAGAACTCTCTCGAAAAGTGATGGAAATCCGTGGTGAAGATAGTAATCGCTGGGATAAACGAGAATTGGTCGGTCGTGCATTTACTCATAGCTCAAGCGATTTTGGTGCAATACTAGCTAATGTTGCAAATAAAGCAGTGCTAAAAGGTTATGAAGAAGCACCTGAAGTATTTGATAAATTCACTAGAAAAGGTGTGGTATCAGACTTCAAAACTCATGATAGAGTTGGGCTTAGCGAGTTTGGTCAGCTGGATGAAATTCCAGAAAGTGGAGAGTATAAATATGGCACTTTCAATGAGCAGAAAGAGCAAATACAGGCTCAAACCTATGGCAAGCTGTTCTCAATAACTCGTAAAGCTATCATTAATGATGACCTATCTATGTTTACAGAAATTCCTCGTAAAATGGGAGCTGCAGCGAGACGTAAAATAGGTGATTTAGTTTTTGCAGTATTAACCAGTAATCCAACCATGTCCGATAGCACGGCATTATTCCATGCCAACCACAAAAACTTAGCAGCAAGTGGTGCAGCTCCTAGCGTAGATACAGTAGATGCGGTTATTTCTGCTATGGCAACACAAAAGGATTATGCAAGCAAGGCAACTTTAAACATAACCCCCGCCTTCTTTATCGTACCTTATGCACTGCGCGGAAAAGCAAAAGTATTGATGTCATCCGAAACTGATCCATCTCAAGTAAATAGTCGCAAGCCAAACTCAGTACGTGATGTGGCGGAAGTTATTGCAGATGCAAGACTCGATGCAGTGTCATCAACAGCATGGTTTATGTTAGCAAATCCCAATGCTTTTGACACAATTGAAGTTGTATATCTTGATGGTAATGAACTGCCATTTTTAGAGCAACAGGAAGGTTGGCATGTTGATGGTGCAGAGTTCAAAGTCCGACATGATTTTGGTGTAAAAGCACTGGATTGGAGAACTGCATACAAAAACCCAGGAGTATAAATCTAACTTTAATTAACTAATCTAACAGGAGAAAAACTATGTCTACAAACTTTATCCAAGAGGGGAAATCCCTCAATCACACCCCATCTGGCGTTAGTCTAGTATCAGGGCAATTTATACTAATCGGTGCGATTGGTGCTATTGCTTTGACCGATATTGCCGATGGAAAAACAGGTACTGTTCACGTTTCTGGCGTATTTAGCGTTCCCAAAGCTACTGGAGCGATAACACAAGGTGCAAAGTTATACTGGAACAGCACTAATAGTAATCTCACCACTACTGCAACCGCCAATACCATTGTTGGAATCGCCGCAGCGGCAGCAGCTTCAGGTGATGCAAATGTCAATATCTTACTGAATATTGGATTATGACTTTTATTGATGACATGCAGGAGCGTGATTTGACGCTTCTGCAAACCCTTGATGGGCGAGCGATCACCTACACTCCAAGTGGTGGTATTGCTCGCACCATCTCTGGAATGTTGCAGGAATTCACTGAGATTGTGAGTAGCGGAAGTGTGGATGTAATGGCGACTCATCCTGTGCTTTCTGTGCGAGCTGTGGATATTCCTGAAATTGCCACTGGTGATGCAATTACGGTTGCTGGTGTGAATTATAAAGTCGTCAATATCCGCCCTGATAATGAGGGGATTGTTGAGCTTATTTTGGAGAAATTATGAGCCATGCACGCACACAAATACGTAATGCGGTGACAGCCTTGCTGCTGAATAACACTTCGGCTGGTAGTAAGGTCTATGAGTCGAGGATTTATCCGCTGGATGACCCAAAACTCCCTGCGATTCTGATTTATACCAAACAGGAAACTGTTGGCGATCAGATGTCGATGTCAAAGCCTAGAACTCAGCATCGGGAGCTTCAGCTGACGATTGAGGTCTACGTTAAAGCCAGTAGCAATATTGATGAAACGGCTGATGGTTTGGCATTGGAAATTGAGCAGATAATCGGCGGTGATCCAAGCCTTGGTGGGCTGGTGAAGGACACCGTTTTAGATAGCACAGAAATTCAATATTCTGACGAAGGCGAAAAGCCCATTGCGGTGATTACGCTCACATTCGCCGCACTTTATGCGGTGAAAGAAAACGCACCACAAACACTAATCTAGGGGCTAGCCCCACAACCCAAAACAGGAGAAATATCATGGCAACTCACGCTGGCAGCGAGGGGAAAGTCTTTGCAGGCTCGAACCAAATCGCAGAAATTAAATCATGGTCAATGGAGATCAGTTCCGACACTGTTGATGCATCAATTATCGGCACATCTTGGCGGAAGAATCAGGCAACTATCAAGAGCTTTTCAGGGAGTTTTGATGGCTTTTGGGATGAAACCGATACGCTCGGGCAAGGCTCGCTTGCGGCTGGTGCAACCGTCACGCTCAATCTTTATCCCGAAGGAAATGTTAGCGGAGATACATATTGGAGCGGCGATGTAATCATCACCTCAATTTCCTACAACGCATCGTTTGATGGCTTGGTGGAAGCCAGTTTTAGCTTCACTGGCACAGGTGCATTAACCGAATCAACGGTGGTATAAAATGAGTATTATCAATCAAGTTACCAAGCATTATGCAAGCCAAGAACGGCTGATTATACACGTTCCCGAGTGGGATACAGATATTCATGTCCTGCCGATGACCATGGCAGAGGTGAATATGATGCAAAAAATCGCCTCTAAAAAAGCCAGTAATATTGAGCAAGCTGCCAATATTATCATCGTAAAAGCCAAGGATAAGGACGGCAAACGGCTGTTTTCCATAACGGATCGTGATGCCCTGCTGCAAGAGGCAGATTATAAAGTAGTCAGCCGAATTGCTGAAAAAATTGAGGAGCGATTCTTTGGCGATATTGCGACAACTGCGGGAAACTCCGAAGCGACCACTTCCGCAGAAACCAGCTAGCACTAGCGGTAAGACTCGGTCGCCCACTCACAGAAATAGAATCCATGGACACAAGACAGTTCATGGAATGGCTAGCATTTTTTGAATTACAGGTAAAATAATGGGCTTTTCAGAAGCAAAATTCACGGTTAGAGCGGTTAATAAGACCCAGAAAGCCTTCTCCCAGATTAACAAGGGCGTTGATAATATGGATCGGCGTTTCAGCAAGATGGGACGTGGTTTAAACCGTATCGGTGGGCTGATGGCGACAGCGTTTGTCGGCAAGCAAATCACTGATACAATTACCAAATTTGAAAAGCTGGAGGCATCACTCCGTACCATTACTGGTTCTGCTGATAACGCAGCGGTGGCGTTTGGTTTTATTCAAGAATTTGCAGCAACTACACCCTTTCAGTTGGAGGAAGTAACCGCTGCATTTATCAAGCTAAAAGCCCTTGGTTTAACACCTTCTGCGGAGGCTCTCACATCTTATGGCAACACCGCAACAGCTATGGGGAAGTCGCTTAATCAAATGATTGAAGCTGTTGCTGATGCTGCAACAGGCGAGTTTGAACGTCTAAAAGAATTCGGTATAAAATCCAAATCTCAAGGCGATCAGGTCACCTTCACATTTCAGGGAATTAAAACCACAGTCGGCAAAAATGCAGCAGAAATTGAGGCATTTCTCAAATCCATCGGCGAGGTACAATTTGCTGGTGCTATGGCTGAGCAAGCCGATACATTAAATGTCGCATTATCCAATATGGGCGATGGCTTCTCAAAACTCGTAAAAGCCATAGGTGATGCTGGTTTAACCGCAATGTTGACAGGAATTGCCAACGCAGTTAAATGGCTCGCAGAACAGATAACAGCCTCAATCGAACCGCTGGGATTGGCATTCAAAGCTCTCATTGCTGAGGTGATAAAATTCGGCAATTTATTCATCGCCGTATTTGATGGGGTTGGCAGATCATTCGCTGCATTCGGCGACACAATCTCCGCCAGATTTGAGGCTCTAGGCAAGGATTTAGCCGCATTTATTGAAGATCCCATGGGCGGAGTTTCCTTCGAAAACACCAAAAAAGTGCTGGAAACTGGCTTGCTCGATGCGATGGGTAATGCGTTTGATAAAGCACTGGCAGAAGCTCGGGAATTTAACGCTGCGATTGATGCTGAAATAGGTGCTGCTGCTGATAAAATTGTACAGGCGAATTCTAGCAAAGCTGGTGCATTAGCAGATTTATTTAAAAAACCATCGGCTGGGCAACAAGGTCAACCATCAAAAACTGATGATGCAAATAACAAACTAAAGAATGAATCCAAAAAAACCACTGATCAGGTGAATAAGGATTTTGAACGGTTGGGAGAGTCTATTGAAGGTCGGCTAGTTGATTCACTTGATATTGTCGGTGGGAAATTTAATGGCTTCGGCGATTTGGCAAAAAACATCCTGTCCGATGTCAATAAAATGCTACTCAAATCTGCCATGAAAGATTTAGGCATAGGTGGTGAAGGTGGCTTGCTCGGTGGCTTAATGAGTTCTATCGGCGGCTTCTTTGGTGGTTCTGGTGGTGGATTCGGCAGTTTAATCTCAGGCATAGGTAGCATGTTTGGAGGCTTCTTCGCAGATGGTGGAACGCTAAAAGCTGGGCAATTCGGTGTAGTTGGCGAGCGTGGCCCTGAACTAGCCTTTGCAGGCAGCCGTCCATTAAATATAAGCCCGAATGGATCTGCACCAGTAACTGTAAATATGAATATCCAAACCCCAGATGTGCAAGGTTTCCGCCAATCACAAAGTCAAATATCGGCTGATATGGCTCGTGCGATCGAACGTGGCAGGAGAAATCTATAGCAATCCAGTAATATAACGATGAATAAAGAAACCCATTACAAGGAGAGAGATACCTATGCCATAGCTTACCCAGAAGCCGATGTCGTGTTTTTCTGCAAAAAAGAATGGCACAAAGAATAACAATGATAAAGGAATACCAATCATAATGCTTTTGGCAAAAGTGATGCTTGCTGCGACATCACGATGCTCTACATAAGAAAAAGCTAGTGCCAATATTGATACTAACGGTAAAGCGATAATAAACCCTGCAAGTTCTGGCTTTTTCCCTGCCAACCATGAGCTAAAGGAAATCATTATTGCTGCAACGCCAATTTTGAGTAGCATAGCGAACATAGTTATTTCAACCCTTCAAATGCTCCTGAGAAGTTTGCATCGTAAAACTCGCCTTGCCCTGAAATTAGAACATAAAGGATTTTGCCTTGTGCTTTATTCTCAAGGCTTATGATATAATAACCATCACCTTTTCTATAAACAGCTTTGCTTAATGATGGAATGTCACTCCAAGACTTGTCGAGTTTATTGCCTTTAATCTCAATCTTTTGTGACATTATAGATGAAATATTGTCACTAGCGGCAATTATGGCTGCTTCCTTGCTAATAGCACTGCCATGACCGTGGCCATGACTATGCCCTGAACCAGCATAGGCTGACGAAATAGGTGATAATGTAAAGATAAGTGCTAATATAAATAGTTTAGTTTTCATCATAATTCCTTTATTTAATTAATCTGTATGAAGAGCGCCACCATCATGAGCGTGGGGGGCTTCTTCTTTTGTTACGCCAACATATACTAATTAATCGACATGATACGCACCGCCACCATGTTTGTGTCGGGTTGGTTGCTGTATCTTAATTTGCTTTCTATAATCATCTAGTGTAGGCGCTGGTGTAGCCTCATTCATAGCTTTGTGAACATGAGAATGGTCATCTTTATTCAGCGGATAATCCTCTGGGTGGTCGCTGTGCTGAAAGCCGTGTAATTGCATCAACAAAAGGAGGAAGCCAACTATAATTAAACCGACATTAGCAGCATTACTAAAATGCTTGAATGATTCTGTTCTTCTCCAAACCATTAACACAAGCAACATGACGCTTAATGCGATAATCTGCCCGACCTCAACACCAACATTAAAGGAAAGAATGCGCAACACGAGCCCCTCATCACCAAGAGGCAATTGTTGCAAGCGTGTGGAAAGCCCAAAACCGTGAATTAATCCAAAAGCAAACACCATCATCAGTAAGTTTGGCGCTTTAACCTGAAAATATTTTTTAAACCCATTAAGGTTATCAAAACCTTTGTAACAAACGGTCAGTGCGATCACCGCATCGATAAGGAAATAGTTGGCTTGTATGGTGTATATGGTAGCAAAAACAAGCGTAATTGAATGCCCGATAGTAAAGACAGTAACGAATTTAACAATATCCTTAAACTTAGTCAGGAAAAACATAACCCCGAACAGGAAGAGCAAGTGGTCATAACCTGTAAGCATATGGGTTGTGCCAAGTTCGATATATTCCCAATATCCAGCATCAAGGATTTTGGCCTTGTCAGCTTCAGACATGCCATGTGCGAAAGCATCATTTGTAAATAAAAAACTAAATAGCGAGAGTAAAATAAGTTTCATTAAATTGTTCCTATAGATATTTTGTGATTTCTTTAAGTTCTTTCATCTTCTTTTTAACTTCAGAAGGTGATTCGTGATCGGAATGTTCAATACAGCCTTCAATGTGGTCATGCACAAAAGCAGTTTTAGCATTGCCAACGGCGCTGTAAACAGCTTGCATCTGTTGAGCTATATCAACACATGGCTTTTGTTCTTCAATCATACTAATGATTTTGGCTAAGTGACCATTGGCACGTTTTAGGCGTTTGATAATATCAGGGTGTGAACTGTGTGTGTGCATATTTCATCCTATTCTAAGTACTTTTATATCCTATCCCCCCAGAGGGGATAACTAACTATGTAAGCTTATAATAAAACAAAGGCAAGAAAAATATGACAGATTTTGAAGAAATACAATTCCCGACTGATATATCTTACGGTGCAACTGGTGGGCCTATGTTTATGACTGACGTGGTGGCTACTGTTTCCGGGCATGAGCAGCGCAACAGCAAATGGAGTCAATCTCGTGCAAAATATAACGTTGCATCTGGTATTAAAACGGAATCGCAATGGCAGGCACTGATTGCGTTTTTCCGCACTCGTAAAGGCAAAGCGGTGGGGTTTAGATTCAAAGATTGGAGCGATTATCAGGGAACGAATGAAGCAATCGGCACAGGTGATGGTGTGACTGCGGATTTCCAGTTGGTGAAAATTTATAGCAGTAACATTGCCGTATCTCGTGACATCACAAAACCAGTTGCAGGAACGACTAAAATATATGTGGATTCCGTTTTGCAGGCCAGTGGTGTGAGCGTTGATACTACAACTGGAATCGTAACATTTACAACAGCTCCAGCCATTGCGGAAGTCATCACCGCTGACTTTGAATTTGATGTGCCTGTGCGTTTTGACACTGACGAGTTGGCGATTTCTATGGATAGTTTTGATGCTGGAAGCTGGAATAATATCCCACTGATTGAGGTTAGAATATGAGAACAATATCATCGCAATTAGAAGCCCATTTTGCTGGTGGGCTGCAAACACTTGCAACCTGCTGGAAGCTCACACGAGAAGATGCGGTTGAAATGGGGTTCACTGATCACGATTCTGCGTTAACTATTGATGGTGTTGATTATGACTCAATCGCTGGGTTCACGCCCACCACGGTGGAGAGTAAAAGCAATATGTCGGTGGATAATTTGGATTTGGAGGGGCAAACATTCTCAACTAAAATCACCGAGGAGGAATTACTGGCTGGCTTATATGACTATGCTGAAATTGAGATATTTATCGTTAATTATAAGGATTTGAGCCAAGGCAAACTGATAGTAAAAAATGGTCGTTTGGGCGAAGTCACGCTAAATGCTCAGATGTTTCAAGCGGAAGTGCGTGGGTTAACTCAGCATTTATCGCAAACTATTGGTGAGGTTTTCTCTCCCTCCTGCAGAGCAATATTAGGCGATAGTCGTTGTAAGGTAGCGTTGGCTAGTTTTACAATTTCTGCAACCGTTACCGAAATTACCAATAACCAAACTTTCAAAGCCACCATATTAACCGAAGCCGCTGGCTGGTACACAGGTGGTGAAGTGATTTGGACATCGGGCAATAATTCTGGTCGCAGAATGGAGGTGAAGGAATTTGCCTCAACACAAGTAGTGTTAGCACTGCCAATGGGCAAGTCAATTCAGGTTGGAGATGGATTCAACATCATTGCTGGCTGTGATAAAACCCGAGAAACATGTCAGAGCAAATTCAGCAATATTATTAATTTCAGAGGTGAACCAGACGTGCCAGGTGTCGACAAACTCCTAACCACCGCTGGCACTTTAGATAAGACAGGTAGAAATGGCTAAAATTACGCAACAACAGATTATCACACAGGCTCGCACTTGGCTTGGCACAAAATATCACCATCAGGGCAGGCTTAAAAAATCTAGCCGTGGAGCTGGTGGCGTGGATTGCATCGGGCTGGTGATTGGCATCATTGATGAGCTTGGCATTGAGGACGGCAATGGCAACTCGCTGGTTGATGCCGATGAAACTAATTATTCGATGCATCCTGAAAATGGTCGGCTGGTAAAATCTATCCAGCAGCATTTGCGACAAGTACCGATTGAGCAAATGTGTGTTGGTGATGTTCTTCTTTTTAAGACCTTCAAAGACCCTCAACATGTGGGGTTGCTGTCGGAATATCCAAGTGGTGGCCACGCGCACGAAGGTGCGCTAATTCAACATTTTGGCTTAATTCACTGCAATTCCAGTGCTGGCAAGGTGGTCGAACAGCCGCTAACGGAAACGTGGGAACGCATGCTCACCCACGTTTATCGCTTCAAAAACAAACAACTCAAATCGATAAAGTAGCAAAGATATGGCAGATATTGTTTTACCCGTCGTTGGTGGTGCGGTTGGTTTTGTGCTGGGCGGTCCACAAGGTGCTGTGCTCGGTGCGAACCTTGGTGGCATGGCTGCTGGAGCGTTTTTTGCCAAGACGCAGCGGATAAATTTGCCAACTCAGGAAGGGCCACGGCTAGCGGATCTGCGAGCACAAACTGCGACTTACGGCAATATGATTTCCAAGGTTTACGGCACGATGCGGATTGCTGGAAATGTGATCTGGGCTACGGATATTAAGGAGGTAAAAACTGAAAAGACTAGCACCCAAACTGGTGGTGGCGGAAAAGGTGGTGGAGGAAAAACTACCACATCACAAACCACCGTCACTTATGAATATTTTATCACGCTGGCTATTGCTCTTTGCGAAGGGCCAATCGATGAGGTTATTCGTGTTTGGGCGGATAGTAAAGTTCTGACCGAAGATGTGCTTTCGGCTGCTCAAGGCAAATATAATGTGCATCTTGGCACGGAAGATCAGCTCATTGATGATATCATGTCGAAATATCTGCCTGCTGGAACTATCCCTGCCTATCGTGGCATGGCATATGTGGTGATTGAGGATTTTCCACTTGCTGAATATGGCAATCGCATCCCCAACTTTACCTTCGAAATCCGTAGAACTGTAAAGTTTACACCATCTATTGAAGATAAAATCAAGGACATGATTCTTATCCCTGGAGCTGGGGAATTTGTCTATGGAACTGATATCACAACCAAGCAGGACGGTGCGTTTGTAGGCAGTAATTTCACTCCATCAGGTGATAAAGACACCATAAATATGCATAATTATGAGGGCAAGGCAGATGCTGTTGTTGCGATTGATCAAATGCTCAATGTTCTGCCAAATCTTGAGTGGGTGGCGGTGGTGGTGACATGGTTTGCGACAAGCACTGATGCTGGGGCTTGCACAATAATTCCAAAGGTGGAATTTCAAGGCAGCACACAAGTTCTGCCATCCGATTGGTCTGTCGCGGGGGTTGATAGAAATTCCGCACAAATAGTGCTGTTTATTGACCCTAAAACTCCAACTTATGGCGGCACTCCATCCGATAATACGGTGCTGGAAATATGCGCGGAATTGAAAAATCGTGGCTTAAATGTGATGCTATATCCGATGCCGTTTGTCGATGAGCTTACACCTGATCCAAAGCCATGGCGTGGACGTATTATTCCTGCAAATGCTACCGATGCAAACAATTGGTTTACCAAAACCAACGGGTATCATGCTTTTATTACGCACTATGCAAATCTGCTGGTTGGCAAGGTGGATGCATTTGTGATCGGCTCAGAACTGGTGGGAATGACTGGCTTTACCGATGTGGCTGGTAATTATCCAGCGGTTAATCAGTTGGTGACTTTGGCGGCGAGTGTCAAAACCATTATGGGTGCTGGAACGCAGATCACTTATGCAGCGGATTGGAGCGAATATCATAGCACAAATGGCTGGTTTAATCTTGATCCGCTTTGGGCATCAGCAAATATCGATTTTGTAGGGATAGATAGCTATTTCCCACTGACAGACGATTTACCGCAGATTCAGATTGATGAGCAAGCAATAACAGACGGCTGGGAATCTGGTGAAGGCTGGGATTATTACTATACTGATTCAGTAAATCGTACAGGAAAAACCAATTATTCTGATGCCAAATTTGCATGGAAAAACTTGGAATATTGGTGGAAAAACACTCACACCAACCCTGATACAAGCACTACTGGCTGGACTGCCAAGATGAAGCCTGTTTGGTTCACTGAATTTGGTTTTCCATCCGTTGATGGCTGCGCTAACCAGCCTAATGTATTTTTTGATCCGACCTCCAGCGAGAGTTTTTTTCCTCGTGGAAGCAAGGGACGCATCGACTTCCAAGCCCAACGTGAGGCACTTAATGCTACGCTGGATTATCTTGATACTCGAGAACAAATATCTGGCAATGCAGGATTAGTTGCACGAAGGTTCATCTGGACATGGGATGCTCGCCCGTTTTCCTTTTGGCCTGATCTTGAGGGTGTTTGGCAGGATAGCATCTTATGGAATACGGGGCATTGGGTGCAAGGCAAACTCGGAAATTCTACACTCGGTGCAATTGTTGCGGATCTGCTGCAATCTGCTGGGCTGACAGGTAGCGATTATGATGTAACTCGCCTGACTGAAACGGTGGAAGGCTTCACGCTCACCAGCCCGATTACAGTGCGAAATGCGTTGGAATTCCTAACCACAGCATATTTCTTCGATCTGGTGGAAAGTGATGGAATATTGAAATGTGTGCCTCGTGGCAATGAGTCGGTAAAATCAGTGCCAGAAGATGATTTAATTCCATCCAAGAAAAAGGATGTGCAGGATGTATTGGAAATTGTGAGAGCGCAGGAGTTGGAATTGCCGCAGCGGGTGAATGTGACCTATATTGATCGGCCTTTCAATTATGACCCGGTGACGCAAACCAGCCAGCGGCAGGTAGTAAAAGCAGTTGATCAGGTCACAATGAATCTGCCGATTGTGATGGGCGCAACGCAAGCCAAAAAGATCGCAGATGTCACACTTTATAGCGCATGGAAGGAGCGCACCAGCTTTGCTCTGAAGCTCTCGCCGAAATATGTGAGGATTGAGCCGACCGATGTTGTCACCGTGACAATATCAGGCGTGGCACATGAAATGCGGGTGGTCAAAACTGATATGGAAGCCAACGGAGTGATGAAAATCTCTGCAATTGCCGAGGATATCAGCTCTTATGATTTTTATACAGCAGCAGGAGAAACGGCTAAAAACCTAACTCCACCAGTGCTTGTGCCAGATACGATTACGCAGTTTATCGATGCTCCCCCTTTGCCAACCGATACGGTGAATCAAGGCTTACTGCGGATTGGCGTTGCAGCCGAGGGTGCAAACTGGAATGGTGCTGCTATTTATCGCTCCGATGATGGTGGTGAAGCTGGTGGAAATACTTTCAACGTGCTGGCTGGATTAGATGGCGCTGCAACTTTTGGCACTATCATTACAAATCTGCCTGCTGGTTCGTTTGAAACATGGGATTTAGTCAATGATGTTGAGGTTATTTTAACCTCTGGAAGCCTCGCCTCTGTTAGTGAATTGGCAGTGCTAAATGGTGCAAATGCAGCCCTTATCGGCGATGAATTAATCCAGTTTGAGAATGCCCAACTAATTGGTGAAAGCACCTACAAACTCACCAAATTACTGCGCGGTCGCCAAGGAACAGAATGGGCGATTGACAGTCATCTGGCGGGGGATCGATTCGTACTGATTACGCCTGCGCTTTACACCACGGCAATTGCCAATAACCTGATTGGCCGTGAGCTGTTCTATAAAACTGTGAGTGTTGGAAATTCGCTCGGAAATACTGTGGAATCTTCATTCACCTATCGTGGAAATAACCTAAAGCCATTCGCTCCGGCGCATGTTTCTGGCACTCGTGACGGCTCTGGAAATTTAACGATTAACTGGATTCGCCGCTCCCGCGCGGATGGCGAATGGCGCGATGGTGTGGGCATTCCGCTAAGTGAGGAGTCGGAAAGTTATGAGGTGGATATTTTGAATGGCGGAACGGTGGTGCGAACCATCACTGCTACCAGCCCAACCGCCAGCTATTCAGCGACAGATCAAGTTGCGGATTTCGGAAGCGTACAATCCAACATCGATATAAAAATCTATCAATTATCCGCCGTGGTTGGCCGTGGATATCCAGCCACAGCAACAATTTAGAGGAACTTATGAGCAATACATCAAGATTAAATCTACCATATATTTTGCAGTCACAATCGCAGAAGGAAGTCACGCATAATGATGCATTAAATCGGCTGGATGCGTTTGTGACTCCTGTTGTTGGGGAGATTTCAGATATTCAGCCGAGCAGTCCTGCAGTTGGTGATCTGGTGATTGTCGGCACATCTCCGACTGGTGATTTTGTGGGGCATAACAACGAAATAGCACAATATCAAACTGGTGGCTGGATATTTTACACGCCGTTTAAATGGATGGATGCGGTGGTGGAATCGCTCGATTCTCGCATGGCGTTTGATGGCTCTGGCTGGATTCCCTTCGGCCTGATTATGAAGGATACAGGCGAATATCTGCGGGTGGAACATTGGCAGGAGGATATAACTGTCAGCGGTGCAAATATCGATACAACGCTGGTTTTGCCTGATCGCAGTTCAGTGATGGCGGTTAATGTTCGGGTGCTGACGGCAATCACAGGAGCAACCTCATTTGGCGTTGGGATTTCTGGCGACACCACAAGGTATGGCTCTGGAATTGGTGCTGGACAGGATTCAACCAATATAGGCATGACATATAATCCGATCACATATTACTCAAACACGCCGATAAAACTTACCTCATCTGGTGGTAATTTTACTGCTGGAATCGTGCGAGTAACAGCACAATATTTCAAACCTCGTGGCCCATGGAGTTGGTAAAATGGCAAACGCATATCACTATATGAATAGTTTTGATGATAGTCTGGCAGCGGAATTTCAAGGAATATTATCGCAGGGATTTGACCCTCGGCATGTGCCTAATTTGAAGCTATGGCTGGAAGCATCCAACCTTGCCAGCATCATTAAAGGTGGCAGCGGAAAGATTAGCAAATGGCTGGACAAATCAGGGTTAAATAATCATGCAACACAAGATGATACCGTCAAACAACCGACTTATGTCACCAGCGGGATCAACGGCAAACCTGCCCTGCAAGGCGATGGCAACAATCGTATATTGAACTTCAATCACCCGATTGCAGTCGGCGATCCATTCACCATATTTATGGTGTTAAAGGCGGATATTGTCACTGCTGATACCACAACAGGCAGTGCATTAAATGTTGCTATGGCGTTTGGAGATGCGACCAGTGGAGAGTCAGTTTTTGCTATCAGGCAGACCCGAACTGCACCTGATTCTCTGCGATCAACCGCCTATAATGGTGGTGCAATTTTCAATAGTGGCAATGATGATGCTGTGCTGTCTACAACGCTTTATGACGGCACAAATGTTGAAACTTATAAGAACGGATCGCTCCTCGATAGTGATATCGCCGACCCCACAGGAATGTTGCTCACAGGTGGCCACCTCTTCAATGACGACACAAGCGGGCAACGATCATTTCTCGGCTGGATCAGCGATGTGCTGATTTACGCTGGTGCATTGGATGATGAACAACGCAGCCAAGTCGAGCAATTTCTAATCCAAAAACAGGCGATATTATGACAGATGATGAACTCAAAAAAACCGTACGTTGCGCCGTGCGTGAAGGCATAGATGATGCATTAACTCGCTACGGAATCGACACGGAAGACCCCACCGCAATGCAGGCAGACATGGTGTATTTACGGAAATCTCGAACTGGCTCGGATGAAGTTCTCAAATGGGTCAAACGCTCCACAATCACAGTCGCAATCAGCGGCATGTTGGTGGCAATTTGGCAGGGCATAAAACAACTTATAAACGGAGGATAATATGACAACTTTACTCGCAACTTTGCTGGGATTTGTATCCAGCGCATTCCCAGATTTACTAAAAATATGGCGTGATTCCGCCGATCGCAAGCATGAGTTGGCAATCCTGCAAATGCAGATGCAGCAGCAGGAAAAAGGGCATATCAACCGCCTAGAAGAAATCAATGTGCAGGCAGATATCAGCGAATCAAAAGCATTATACAAAACCTACAATACAGGGATTTCATGGGTGGACGCATTAAACGGTACAGTCCGCCCAGTTTTAGCATACGCATTTTTCTTGCTCTACACATCAGTAAAATGGGCGCAAATCAGCATGCTTCTCGACACCACAACACTACAAGAGGCAATCCCACTAGTCTGGCAAATGGAAGACCAAGCCATCTTCGCAGGAATCATCAGCTTCTATTTCGGACAACGTGCTATGAGTAAATTGCGGAGTGGGAAATAGAGACTACTTATATTCTTCAGGTACATCATCACCAAATAAAAACCATAACGGATTTTTATTGAGAACTTTCGAAAATGCTACTAGCTCGTAATCTTTTACAAATCTATCGCCTTTTTCGAGCATAGAAATACTGTTTTGATCAACACGCAAATCACAATCTACATTCAATGCCGTTGCTAATTCTAGCTGGTTCATTCCACGTTCAACTCTTGCAAGTTTGACACGTTTTCCACATAGGTTTGTGGTTAGTTTTCGTTTGCTCATATTTACCTCTTACAGTGAGTTAAAAGTAAATAAGTAACAGATGCAGAAACAACTTGCTCTTTGACTCCTTTAATTTTACATTGAGTCAAGTATTTAATATGGAAAATCAGTATAAATTACTTAAGTTAATGACTAAGAAGGAGAAGTTATGAAAAAATCTATCGTATCAATTATCGCTGTATCGATCATCGGCACATCATTTGCCAGCAATGCTAGTGAGGTGAATGTGGCGGAATCGGCAGACTATATGAATTGCTATGCTTTACAGCCATCGCAAAAACAAAAATGCCTGCAAAAAATTAGTAAATCAGCAACCAAAGAATATATTTATAAAGCCGAGAGATTGGGGTTTGCGGAGTTCTTAAGGGGTCATAAAAAGCCGTGCAAATCCATTAGCAGTGGTGTGCTTTTTAATGAGCAAAAGCAAGCATACAAAGCAGTTTGTGATGATCAAAATAGCTACTTCCTGCATTTTAATTACAAAAATAATTCATGGAAAATTGTGGAATAATAATGCCTCATGAAATTGATGTTTATGTCGGGAAACGACTCCGCCAACGCAGGTTTGAATGCGGATTAAGTCAAGCTGTTCTTGGCGAGAAAGCAGGCATAACCTTCCAGCAAATCCAAAAATATGAGCGAGGAGCAAACCGTATTGCTGCATCAAGATTGTACGAGTTTTCGAAAATCCTAAACACTGAATTCCAGTGGTTTGTTGAAGGTTTAGATGATGATTGTGCGGTTGAAAATATAGTCACTCCAGAAATATCTCGCCTAATAAAAATCTACAATGATACGCCTCAGCATTTGCGAAAATCAGTTATGGCCCTCCTGCAGGCGATTTCAAAAACAAAGCAATAACTCTTACTATTCAGTTGATTAATACTTTAAAGGAAGCGTTACTGTACATGCAGCAACTAACCAGAAGGAGTGCAAAAAATGAGCAAATTATTCTACAAAGCAATGATTGAGGACATCCAAAACGACAAATGCACAGACAGCGAAATTGAAAACTTGCTGGATATATTTGCATCAACAGTCAAACGCACTGCAACCACCCTCGCTCGCAAATCATACTTTGAACTTGAGGATTTCGCCAATACTAAAAATAGAGGAATTAACCGCTTTACTTTGGAGCTGGAACGCAAGCAAATCCATAGCCAAGAACAATGGTGGGGAACATTCACCTATGGCAGTAAAAACCTAAAAATCATCGGCACACTGGAGAAGGATTAGTTGCTATTATTGCGGAGATATGTTTCTGCATATTCGTTAATTGCAAGCATTTTAGCCGCTGTTTCTGGGTCATTTGCAATAATTTCATCATAGTGTTTTTTACAGCTAGTTAAGTGCGATTTCTGTCCAGAAGTGAGTCTAGACTGCAGCTCTTGCCACTGACTGTCAATCCTGATGTTTCTTTCTTCTGCAGGAGTTATCTCCTTATTTAAAACTGCTGTCATAATATTTCTCTCAAATTTCTAACATTGTGTAACCCTATCAGGCATGTAAAATTTTATCAACTATTTTGGAAAAACAACATTTTATGCGACATATAACAAAGAGAGGCATCAACCTAATCAAGCGTTTTGAGGGTTTTGAACCTGAAATATATCTTGATGCTGCTGGTCTGCCGACTATTGGCTATGGGCATTTGCTGCGCTCTGGTGAGGCTGAAATGTTTAAAAACGGCATCACCCCTGAAGCTGGCGAAGCATTACTTATCAAAGATGTTTTATCTGCAGAACAAGCAGTTCTACGATTAATCCGTGTGCCACTAACAGACGGTCAATTTGACGCATTAGTATCCTTCACCTTCAATTTAGGCTCCGGCGCTCTTCAACGCTCCACACTTCGCCGTAAAGTAAACCACGAGGAACATGACGAAGTGCCAGAACAATTCATGCGATGGGTATGGGCTGGTGGTCGGAGGTTAAGAGGGTTGGTTCGGCGTAGAGAGGCGGAGGCAACACTCTACCATACTTAA